GGTTTAATGCTGGGTTGCCTAATAACTTTTTTAAGTTTTCGTCATCGGATGGAATTCCTGATGCGATCATTACATTGTTAAGTAATTCAGATAGTTTCATTTTTCTTTAATTTTTTAGCTTGTTTTTGTGCCTGTTCTTTGATGGCATTAATGTCTAATTTCTGAAAAATCATTTCAGTTTTTTCTTGCAGTTCACCTTTTGGTAAATGAGGTTTGATTGTGAACCTTCCTTGGTATTTCTCCATCAGATGTTCTCTCATGTTGTCCTCATTAGACTGCGGAATGATAGTGTTTAATCGACCATCTATCCATACTTCGATTTGTTTATCCATATCTATTTAAATTTATTAAGTAACTCTTTTGGCACTACCTTACTACTTACCGGCATGAACTGATGTCCACAATTCCAACCTCCAGCTTTGACTGCTAAGTTAGAAACATTTGTTCCAGCTTCCAAACCTTCAGGTAGTCCGGTCTTTTTATTTATCGGTACTTTCTTACCATTAATATCACCTCGTAAAAAGTCATCAAATTGTGATTTGTGTACGAACTCCATACCTTCAGATTTAGCATCAATTAATGCTTTGCAAAATGGTCGAAATGTAGTTAACAATGAACCTACATATTTATACCACTGCAATCCAAGGTCACTAACCGCCGTTTCATTGTATTGACGCGAATAAGTATTTAATGCAGTGGTTGTATAAGTCTTTGCATACTTAGCCAATGCACCATCACCTTCTTTAGTATCGGTCATAAAGATGCGCACCTGGTCCACCATATCTTCATATGATGCCGAACCCGTTACATTTTGTAACAATATGTCATTAAGCTTATTTACTACATTGGATTGAATTCCACTACCTAATAAATTCTCAGTAACTGAATCTACAGATGCAATTTTTATAGCTTCAAAAACATCAGATGGTTTAAACTTACCGGTAACTGCGCTAAAGTATTGAGAGTTTATATCACTGACATCGTCAAATGATTTTAAAAATTCGTCAACTTTTTTCTTATAGTTACTATCAATAATAGCACCTTCAAACTCTTTTTTTATCTGGGCGATTATCTTAATATTCTTAACCGACAATTTAACCGTGTCACCAGTTTTGTCGAGGTCGCCCATTAGCTTGACTATTTTAGCAAATGCCTTTTTCTGAACACTTGGAATTTGTTCATTGAAAGCATTAACACTATCGTCAATAGTTTTAAGTAGTTGTTGTATTAGTTGTTCCTGGGATGGCATTATTTAGCTCTTCAGCGTAGCCGACTAAAATAGCAAACTTTTCTGACTTGGTTAAGTCATACCAATTTCTATTTTCATCAATTGCACGCGCTATGAATTTATTAATGTTATAGTGAATTGTTATATCAGTTTTAGAAATTACTCCAAGCTGATTAGCAGTTAAAATTGAATCGTCACCAAGTCCCGCCAATGGGTCTAATTCCATTCTTGAAGTTACTTGCTCTGCAATAGTTGGGTTAGTGCTAAACTTCCTACGTGCATATTCGATTTCAGCCGCGATAATTAATGTAGCATCTACCTTAGCGTTAACCATACGTGTAATATCATCCAACATCACGCTATCACTTACTATCTCATACTTTATAGGTACGTTAATAGTTGGTAACATACTTACAATATCCTCTTTAGAATAGATAGATGCATACCTCCATAATCCACTTAAGTAAGAAGTCATGTTTATGAAAAATATCATATCTTCCGCAACCGCATAAACGAAGTTATTTAACTCTTCAGCATCATATTGTTTAGCCACACCTGATTGTGAAATCGGTTTCTCAGCCAAAAACTCCATATTGATAGCGCTTAATGCATCGTAAATACGTTGCTTGAAACGGCTATCCATGATATTTATTATCTCAGTTTGCTTTTGGATGTATGCAGCTGGTGGATTTGGAGGAGTTTCTTTTAATACACTATTAGAAATTACTATATGCTCAAATGGATTAAACGGATATTTACCTTTACCATCGCACTCAGTACAACCTACCGCACCATTGGTTGAATTAATCATACCCGAACCTTTACACACGTTGCAATCAGCAGTTTCGTAAGTATACATTGTGCTGAACACGTGCTGAACCATCTCAGCTTGAGCATCTGAATATTCACGCGCACACTCATTAAGTGCCGGTATCATTCCGCTAACACGCGTCTCGTAATGCCTCTCCTGATTAGTAAACTCAACCACTACACTACCTATCTCAAATGCTGGTAATTCCATCAGGTTGTGCTGATATGCCCAAGCCTCACGATATTTACCATCGATGCTTATTTGCTCATAACGATACATATGTGTATCAGTAAGTGCATAAACTACCTCACCTTTAGTTTCGGTCTTACCATTTTTAAAATAAAACTCTTCGTCACCATTCCAAATAAATAACTCGTTAGGTTTAAATTCATAAACATATTCCGAGTTGATAATCTCAGGCATCGGTTTAAAATACTCATTCTCCAACTTAGTTAAGTTAAGAGGTTTGACCACTACAATTGCACCAGCATCGATTAAATATTGACGCAAGTAAACATCGGTAGCATATTTCTCAACGGTCTGAAAAGTTGGGAATTTCTTGTACATAAAAGTGTACATATCTTCACCTTCTGCTATCAAAGGAAAATCTCCATTACTTGGTGTTATATGCCAATCAGGTGATTTCTGTATTTTCTGAAGTGAAGTGATAACCTTACTGCAAGGTGCTTTAGTCATCGGTTGGTACACCGCCTCGCGCCATTGCTTTATATCCGCGTGTTCGCCAGGTCTACGGCGCTCAATTAATTCCTTTGGATATTCGCCTTCAAAGTGCCAACAATGCTCTTCGTAAGCCTCCAAATATTCATCGTGGTGTTCTCTTCTTTTAGGTTTATATTTAGCTAAGTAAGGTGCTACCTGGTTTAATGTTAATTCCATTAAATTAATTTTCTTTCTTGAATACGCATTTTATTCTCATAAGAAAAAGCAGCATAACCAGTTTTAGAACTATACCACTTTATCAATAAATTATAAATACTTTGAATGTGTTTTGACGATGTGTTACCGCCAATAGATAATAACTCAAAGTTATTAAAAATTTGCTCACTTTTCATAAATTTATTCTCTACACCTTCCCAATAACTTGGTTTAAATGGAACAAATTTAGGTTTCTTTGTAGTGATTAACATAGCCGGTACAATACAAGCTTCATCAGGTACACCACCAGCAAAGTTTTTATAATAAAATTCGCCGTTTAAATAAAGCTGATGTATATCTCTCGCCTTCTCAAACACCTTTGTATCTTCAAAATACATTACTTCAGAACTGCAATCGTACCATTTTTTAAGTGCAAACTTATCTAACATCTCATCCACTTTCACCCATTCGCTCACATTACTATCAGCACCACGGCATACCATCACAAATTGGTTACCATCACACTTTTTAAAGATGCTCTCAACACTTTTGTATGGTGACACTAACATATCCGCATCGATAAATAAAGTCTTCTTATATGGCGTTAATTGGTCTAAATAAAGCTTTGTATTTATGTAGCATTGCTTATTGCCTTCCATATAATATTCGCCTGGACATTCAATCATATTATCAAATACCTCTAATTGCTTAGTGGTTAGTCGAAATAAATTATTTGAATGCACCACAGTTATGTGTACGCCTGGTGAAGTATGTTTAATTGACATTGCCAAGTTAAACGCATAACGACCATAAAGGTCACTACCCAATGATAGGATTAAAACTCCTTTTTCCATTAGCATGATTTATTAAATAGTGTTGGTTCACTCACCGCCATCAATTCTACTCTACTTTGTGCAAGTGCTTGTTTGCCATTTATTGCCCATTCAGGTTCGTAGTCCTCCACTAAACAGAAATATTGCGCACCTTCAATAGTTAAAGTGTCACTTAAAAGTTGCACTCGTATAACATCATGGGTACTTTCATCGCAATAGTCAAACCACGCTTCGCGCTTTTTACCGGTCTGACCATAAGTCCTGGTCATATTACCATTTGAATAAAGATAGGTTTCACTTTTTGCTG